TCACGATGCGCGTGGTTCGGCGATCATCAGGACCCTGCGCCGTACCAACCCATGCGTTCGTACTCATCGAGACATTCACTCGCAGCGTGCGAACGGCGTGAATGGCAAAGATCGGGTTTCCGCTGGCGTCCGGCGCGGCGTCATTGGTCGTGACATCCAGCCCGATCACCACATACTGATCATCGAGATATGGCCACGGAATGGCCATCGACGGAGATCGCGTCACCATGTCCACGGTCTGAACCACTACCGCCTGCGGAACCGCGAACTGGAAACCGCTCTGCACATCGCCTCCCATGGTGTCCATTAGGTCGATGTTGCTCATCACCTTCATCGACTGGTTTGCCTTGAAGTGCAGCAGATCCTTCGCCTGCTCTTGCATCAACGAGTCAGTACCCTGCGACGGCTTGAAGGGAGTCGTATCAAATTGCCCTTCCGGGGCAATGTTGCCTCCCTGCGTTACTACGGTTCCAGTCTCACTAGCGGTGATCGCTTGCCATGTCCCTCCGAGTACGCACGAATCGTAGTTTTTGACTTGGGAAACCTGCGCTTTTGGGGAGTCCTGTCCGATGTCTCCATATGGGGTGACAGCGGAACCGCCCCATAGACTAGCAGGGCGACTGAAGATGTACTTGTAGAGCCATTCATCCGTCGAGCCCAAATTGGGATCGCCAACCTGCGTCGCCGCTGGCATACCCATTGCCACCACTTCAAACACGACAGCATTCCGCTTGAACAGACTGGGCTCAGTAATCTTGATCGACTGCACGAAGTCCTGTCGTGCTCCAGTGAAGCGAATGCGAGTGAGCGCGATGTTTACGCAGTTGACATAGATGTCCCTTTTCGACATCGTAGGACGCCCGACCAACTCCACGCGGAACCTCTTGGTTCCCATGATGTTGCTTTCGCCGCCAGTTGGAAGAGAGCGTTCGTATTCAAACGATCCATCTCCGCTAAGTATGTCCAGCGGCAGCGGGTTGACCAACTGGGTGTCCTCAATGTCAAACACCAGCGTCTGTTGGTCCGGCTGAACATAGAACTCCTGCTTTGTTCTCTGGAAGCCGATGACCGGAAATCCAGCCACCACACCGCGCCAGAAGTCGATTTCGCCGGACACAGCCGAAGCGGCATAGTTGCCCACTACCGCAATTGGATGGGTTGTCAGCGGCGCCCGATTTGCGCTTTCGGTTGGCACAGTAAATCCAGAACACGCCGCGCTGAGTCTCAGGAAACCCCGGCGCTGCACTCGCAGCAAGCCTTCCTCATTGATGCTATGCGTCTGCACCATCTCGCAACGCTGGACGGCTTGTTCTCCGCACTCGAACCAGTTGAAGGTGAATCCGATCACGAACGCTTGTGGATTCGATCCGGTGATTTCGGTCACATTGACCGCGGGCATCGGGCCATTCTTCGCATCCTTGGAATCCGCTCCATCCCATCCGTCCGCAAGCGTGATGGCGGACTGTCCCTCAAATTGGATCGTAAGCCGCTTTCGTGGCTTGTTCAGATCATTCTTGATTGATGCAATCGTGGTGACGGGATTGCTGGTGAAGATGACACCCGTGCCCTCCATCGTGTGCTTCCGACCAGTCCGCACGAATGACTCGCCCTCGAACTCATTCTCGACATTGAGTCGCGCGATCTTGCAGTTGCTGATCGAGACGCCGTTGTATGTGATCGTCGCCATCTGTCGCTCCTGTTGCTCGCGCGGTCATTTCCAAAAGTCTTGCCCGCCCGGCTGGCCTTGTCGGTAGTACGGGTTTGAGCCTTGTGCGATCAAGCGCAGTTCATTCACGATCCAGTCAGCACCGCGGAACTCTTCCTTTTTGCGGGTGTTGCTGTTGATCTGCTCGGCTTGAACCAAAACGCGAGTCAATTCCTCTTGCAGTTTTCTGAGCGCCTCGGCTGCGGCCGACATGGAATTGGATGTTTCGGCACCTTGCCCAATGAGGCTAGACAACCATTGAAGTCGGCTAGACCACAGAATAGCCCCGGTTTCGCTTGGATTCATCATGCTCAATCCATAGCCAAGAGCATCCAAAAACTGCGAAAACTGCGTCAGTTGTGGCCCGTATGAACCGCCCGTCTCTGCTGTGTCTACTAGAAATTGAGTGATCGTCAGAGTCGCATCGACGATTGCGCGGAACATCAAGCGAAGCAGAGGCGCTAACGCAAGCACCGATTGAATGAGCGCGCCAGTCATGAAGGCGAGCATGGCTTGGAAGTAAATCTTCCAAGGCTGCAACAGAACCATGAGTTCCCGATACCACTTCAGCACCATCGCATACATCGGTCCGAGGATCTGAGCGGACTGGAATTGCTGCTGCACCGCGAGCAGGCGGTTATTTGCAACTTCAACGATGGCAGTTGCGGACCACTTGCTGGCTTCGGTGATGTCTTGGATGCCGCTCTCGATCTTGTCCGCAACCCACCGGATGTTTCTGATGATCGCTCGGATGCCCTCGATGATGCCAGCGGTCACGGGCTGGATCTTTGCGATAAGGCCGGACACGAACTTGCCATCGACCATCCCGGCAAAGCCGACAGCGCCGACGCCTGCGCCCGCGGCCTTGGTCGGATCTGGCCCGCCACCTGATGGGCTGCCAATCGCTAGACGAATTGTGCCGAGATCCTCAGCCATCTGCGAACAGGCGGATCATCGTGCGGAAATACGCCGATGCGCTTGTCAGTCCCTCCACATCATTGTTTTCCCCGCGCTCCAGCCGCATAAAGACCTGCACCTCGCTGGCGTCGTTCACCTTGTAGCCGATCAGTCGATCCGCAACGGCTGTCGCCAGCGTGAATGCGCCTCGCGCGACGGCGCCGCTCGCCGTAGGGCCAAGCCCCAGCATCGCTTGGTCGCTGCTCTTACCGAAGTCCTGTTCAACCTTGACGATGGCATGGACGCGATATTCCAGCACCATGACATTCATGGCCGACTGTTCGCCAATCGAAACAAGGCTTACGGGTTCGATCTGGAGCGCCGGAACCGCCGTGTTTTGAAATCGCAGGGCATCGACCACGAAGATGTTGTTGCGAGCCGTCGCGTCATTCGCGTGCAGCAGATGCGCCAGCCTGTTCTTCAGCGACGCAAAGAAGGCGTTCAGGTTGGTAGTGGCGGAAATGGTCACGGGATGACGCTGTTGTCAATGGTGTTGGCGCCAGCCGTCGATGTCGGCAGTTCGATCCCATTGGCGAACGGTGCAAAGAACCGCTCGGTGTAGTTCAGCACATTGCTGGCGTAGTCATTGCTCACGGTGACCGTCAGATAGTCGCCGATACGCCAGTCCGTGCTTCCGGCGATGATCTGCACAAACTGGCCGTTCACGCCCATCTGAGTGGGTGCAAACACGAAAGCGCCGTCCAAGGCGATCTGGACGCTTGGGCTGGTGGGTTCGCCCCATGTCACCGTGTACTGCGCCGACTCCTTAGGCGCCAGCCAATCGTGCTGGAATGACGCTGTGAACCGCTGCCACGAAGTAGTGAGGCTGGCCGCCGAGATTGTGAGCGTGGCATACGACGAGCCGGATGTGGTCTGAAGTTTGACCTCGATGTCCGTCGTGACCGTGCCGCTGATCTTCTTCGCATAGATGCCAAAGACGAGCCGCTTGCCCGGTCCCAGCACGGTGTCCGGCAACTCCTGCGTGATGGTGTCCACGGAGGTGTTGCTGGTCATCTTCAGCGCGCTAGGAGAGCGATAGGCGCCGCTAGTCAACTGGCTGATGGTCCCCGCATAGGTCCAATCGTCCGGCGCGCCTGCCGTCCAGTTGTCGAAAGTGCCGTTCACCAGCAGGTTTGGAGTCGCGGTGTAGTCGCTGCTCGACATTGTTGTGTTCAAGCCCGTGCCGCCCGGCCATCGGTAATCGCCCAGCGCGTTGTACGCCGCCGAGGAGGTCATGGAAAACACCTCTGCTCCCGCCTGCGCTCCCGTGGTGGTATCGCTGATGCAGGTGAAGTACAGCGTTTCGCTTCGGCTCATCTGCGAAGGAATGCCGTGCAGCAGAACCGTACCGTTGCCGACATTGCTTCCACCAGCCGTGACCGATCCCTGCGTGATCGTGTTCTTCAGCAGGTACTTGCCGCTTGCCCGCATCTGGCGATTGAGTTCCCGCATGGCAGCCAGCGGTTCCTTGATGATGCTGGGGTTGTCCGCGTTGATCATCTCCGTCAGCGTCTTGCGAGCGCCGGACTGCGCGTTCGTGAGCGTGGCATCGGTCGAACCGTAGATGGACAGGAACTGGTTCAGGACGGGCGTGTACATGAACCGCGTGGCGCTGGTGTACTGACCGTCGAGGTTCGTGGCTCGCGTCAGGATCGCAGAGCGCGCATCAATCTGCGCCTTCGCGATTCCGAAATGCCCGCCCAAGCGGTTGTAGAGATCGGTCAGAGATACGGTCATCGGTACTTGCCTTGCAGTTTGAGTTCTTCAATGATGTCGGCGGCTTCCATGCTCTCGGCCGCCATCATGTCTCCAGCCAATGAGGCTTTCCATTCCGATGTCGCACTCTTGTTCCCGAGGGCGATGCTGATCGCCGTGACCAACGGAACCGCCTTCCACGCCTGCGCCATCCGCAGGTTCATCATGCAACCTAGCGCAACATCGGCAGGCATGGCATATGGGCTGACGCCGTAAGTAGCCATGAAGATGCTTACGGCGCGAGTGGTTTTCCCAACTGCTGCAGCCTCATGCCGACTCGAATGTAGATGGCAAACACCTCAGCATCCGAGAGGTTGCCGAGCATTTCTACTGGGCGAATGCAGCGGCGCATGACTTCCATGATCTGCTCATTGGTCGGTTCCTGCTGCCCAAGGAGTTGGAACTCGGCCATGACGACGCTTCCGTCGATCGAGACCTTCTTCTCGTTGACGGTGACGGTGAAGTCAAAGTTGTCGGTTGCTGGGAAGTTCATGTTCAAGACACCGTGTAGATGTTCTCGGCAGAGGTCGCGCTGTTGCGGATGACCTCAAATCGGAAACCGACTCGGGTCGGCTTGTTGCCGATGTCCTTGATGTTGTGCGAAATCAGGCGGCAGTAGTTCAGGGTGTAGTTGGGGCCAGTCCCGTCCGAATCGACCTTGAGCGACACCCAGTTGGAACTGTCTCGCATTCCCTGACCAACAATCGGGAACTGTGGGCCAGTACCCGCAGAGGTCTGTCCAGAGCAGACGGCGATCATGCTCGACACTACGGTTGGATCGTAACTCACCAGCGTGAAGTTGCAGTAAGCCATGGCACCCACCTGAATTGCTTCAGCCGGGTTCTGGCCAAACTCATTCGTGTAGATGTCGAGGTACTTGTACTCCATCTCGACGGAGAACAAATCGTCGTTGTCGGTTCGACCCAGCAGGTTGGTTGGACTTGCACCGCCTGCGCCGTAGTAGATCTGGTGCGGTCCTGTCACATTCAGTAAGACTGCCATAGGGGGCTCCTTTCCTTCAGTCTAACGAGCGTGCATTGCCCTAGCGAGGGCACGCGCCAAAGTTCTCTCGGCGCTGGCCGGCCAAGCAAACAATGGTCGAGCCGGGACGGTTACACCCCTTGCGACCACTAATCCGTCTGGATTGCTGGTCACGAAATTGGATCGGGATCGCCCCTTGCTCTTTTGACCGCGTGCGGCCTGCTGCTTGATGGCCTTTCGGCTGAACGGGATCCAGTTCGGTCCCGAAGTCTTGAATCCCTTGTTCTGAAGCACGGCGATCAGCGACCCCTGCAGCGTCAACGCCACCCCGTCTGAAGTTGGCGTCGTGACGCCACGCAGGCTGCGAAACAGGTTTCCGGTGTCATAGAGCGGCGTTCCACCCGCCCGGTAGTGCTTGATCTCCTCCTTGATCACCTTTCCGCGCTTCTTTCGCGTGACCTCGATGCGAGCCTTGTTCGCCCACAGTTCGGCATACCCTCCAATATCCGCGCCTTTGGTTTGGATTCGATTCTGGGCGATACTGGCAAGCACCTGCCCCACATTGGCCTGTTGCAGCCGCTTGATGATCGCTTTTCGCAGTTCGTCGTTTGCACCCATCAGTACGACTGCCCGCGACGGTTGGGGTAGAAGGTCGAATCCGACACCAGCGACAGGCTGCCGCGAATCGCCGTCTGAATGACGGCCACCGTCGCCGTACCCGCTGCCCGGTTCGCGTCCACGGCGAACACCTTCTTGCCGTCCCGAAGGTCACGCAGCGTCTCCTGCGCCCTCATGGCCTTGGCCTTCACGCTCTCGGCCACATCGCCGCCACGGCGCTCAAACAGGAAGCACAAAGCCAGATCCGCCACCAGACCGCGCAACATGGCGTTCCCAGCCGTACCCATGTCCTCCAGTTCCTGAATCGTGTAGGAGTTGGACCGGGTGGCCGCGCTGGCCACCTCCTCACCAGCCCGGAGCAGGCTTTCGGTGATGATGCTGGACGAGGAAACCGTGCCGTCCGTGTTGGCATCAGACGCCAGTTCGGCCAGAAGCCGAGCGTCCGCGTACAGCGTGAAATCGGTGTTCGACAGAAGTTGAGCCATCGCCATGCGTCAGTCCTCCAAGAAAGAGGGCCGCCCCGGGGTTAGCGGAGCGGCCCGTGAGTTGCTGCCGTTGGGGCCGCTTACTGCGAGATGTCAGCGATGTACAGACCGGACAGCGGAGCCGTGAGGACGGTTGCGCTGTTGTCGGTCACGCTGCCACGCACGCGGCGGTTCCACGGATCCTCCAGCGTCTCCACGGTCATGTCCTCGTAGGCGAAGATGGTCGCCGTGCTGAACGACGGACCCTCATTGCCCACCAGACCACCGGGACGGCTCACGAACACCATGGCCGGGGTGGTCGCATCGCCGTAGAAGAAGCCACGGGTGTTCGCGCCGCCCTTGCGGGTCGAAACGCGAGTCGTGTCATCGACCACGACGCCGCCGAGACCGAACAGGCTCTGCGGCAGGCCGTAGGCGGCAAAGGTATCGTCGCCCTTCAGGAAGGACAGCGCGGCCGGGTAGTTCTTCACATAGTCGGTGACGCCGGGCGTGGTCGCCAGCAGGCGAGCCGTCGTTGGATTGATGACCAGCAGGATGTCCTTGGGCGACACCACGCCGACCGTGTTCTGAACAATCTTCTCGATGGCAGCGCGGATGATCTTCTGCACGCCATCGGTGCTGAGGTAGGTAACGCTAGACACCAGCGCACCAGCCGTAGCAAAGTAGTTGCTGTTGCTGGTGTAGTTGCCGCTGGTAGTCAACTGCGTCGCCATGCGGTACGAGCGATGGGTCATCATCTTCGCAGCCGCAATGCGAGCGTGGCTCGCCACGACATCCCACTGAGCCTGACGCGCAGTCTCCTGCGGGATGTTGAACGAGGTCTGGAAACGCTGAGTGGTGAACTGGTTCCACTCGATGTCGCTGTTGATGCCCGTCGGACGATCCTCGCCCAGCGGCCACTGCAGGTCCTGCGTGTTCACCACGCGAGCGGTCTCTTCCTCATCGATGCGGAGGTAGTAGCCACTCATCTGCTGCACGGGCACGATCTGCGCGTACTGCGTGATGGGGAACCGATTGACGGCCCGCGTGAACTCGATCTGGATCTGACCAGTCGCAGCCGAGAAGGTGGGGATGAAGGCGTTATTGCCGCCACCCGGGGCCACCGCGTAAGACGAAACATTGGGCATTGTTGTTGCTCCTTGTCGTTGGGGTGTTCAGGATCAGTAGGTACGCATACCCGCAACGCGCTGGATGCGAATCAACTGGCCAGCCGCGCCATTCTGAAGCGCGACGAAACCGTGGTATCGAGTGCCCGTCGTGGTGGTCGCGGTCTGCGCCTTGCCGTCCGCATCCGACTCCACGAACGCGCCGCGGGTGATGTTGCCGCTGCAAATCACCAGAATGGTGCCGTTCGAGCCACCCTGAAGGGTGATCGGATCGCCGGACGCGGCGTGAACCACGCTTGCGGTGCCGTTGCTGAAGGTCTTGGTGCTGCCGTCGGTCACGCCCAGAATCGGGGTGGTGGCCTCGGCGGCCTGAAGGCCTGTGTCATCGGCAGCGGTCGAGGGCTTGACGAAGCGGAAGGGGTAGATGTCGCCGCCCGCGATGAGTGCCGGAGTGTCGGAGAAAGATCCCATGGTCCTGTTTCCTTTCGATTAGGCCTTCTGGCCGGAGTACTTGGCAAACAGCGACTTGAACTTCGTCAGGTCGCCAGCGGCCTCATGCACCGCACGCGCGGTAGCGGCCTTGATGTCCATCGAGGGCTCGCCCTCGTCGGTCACGGTGTGCTGCGCCACGGTCGGCACATTGATCGGATTCTTGGCCATGGTGGCCTTCCAGAACGCGATCTTCGCGGCCGGGTTCGCGCAGTCAGACAGTTCCTCCACCATGCTGTTTCGGAACTTGGAGCAGCGGAATCCGTCGCGGATCATGCCGTCCACTTCCTTACCGAACCGCTCCAACTTCAACTGGCGCTCCAGTTCCTGAACGCGCGCGAAGAGTGCCTTGGTGGACTTGTCGCCCTTGCTCATCTTGTGCTTGCCTCCGTACGCAGCCTCCGCTTCGGCTTCCATTTCGTCCTCGTCCTCTTCCTCTTCGCCGTGGTGCGAGCCGATGTCAACATGGACGCCCTCGGCCTCATGCTCGTCGTGCATCGGGCCGTAGAACTTGTCGGCATCGTCGTGATCGTCGTGCTCGGCGGCAGCGGCCTCAGCTTCCATTGCGGCAGCATCGGCAGCAGCCTCATGCTTCTCCTCATCCTCGTCGGCCTCGCACTCCATAGCGGCGTGCCGGGCAGCAGCCTCGGCAGCAGCCTCATGGCGCTTCTTGGCCTCTGCTTCCATCTTCTTCTTGTGCTTCGCGGGCATTGGCTTTCCTTTAGTCGTGGACGGGATGAAGGTGTTCAAACCACCGCCAACGCCGACCATTCCATCAAACTTTTCCTTGGAGTCAATGGTTACTGCCACCACTCCCATAGGACGCTCGAAGACCATCTTCGAGCCGTGCTTCGTGAATCGCGTATCCGGCAGCGGCCTGCGTGGGGTGTCGCGCCCAAGCAGAGCCACTTCCGAAAGGTGATTGTCCTTCCAAATCTCGGCGCTCCGACGCGGGTACGCGTTCGTCGCCAGCAGTTCATCGAACCTCGCCTTCGGCATCTCGACATCGCCCACGACATAGGCCACGCCATTGCGCTCCTCGTAGCGGACGCTGGTGATGTCTCCGACCGCCTCGGGCCGCGTGGGCTTGCCGTCCTTCTCGTGTTCGATGACGAGTTTCGGGCGCGAGCCGCGCGAGATGAACTTGCCCGTGCGGGAAACGATGTCCTTCACGCGTCCATTGTCGTACTGCTGCATGGCCTCGTCCTCGTCCGAGTCAATGGACGGATCGAAGCCCATGAAGAGTTCAAGGTTCTTGATGCGAACCTTGCCTCCGGGCGTGTTCTCGACGGTGTGGGATGCTGGCATGGTCACAGGTGGGTATCGAATCCGGTGGTCGAAGTAAACACGCGCTGAAGCGAATCCGCGTAGACATTGCTCACACTCTTGACCGTGCCTCCGCTCTTGTTGGCGAAGATCATGGTGTAGGTATCAGAGCCACGGTCATAGTCCACGCGCAGGTACTTGATTGCATCCTTTGCGCCGCGACCGATGCTCATGCGGAGTCCCGGTGGGCTGCTAGAGAACGCAAGGTTCTTCGCGCCAGTCATGGCAATGAATCGACCGCCGCCGAGTTGCTTCAAGATCGTGTCCGCGATCTGCTTGGCATCATCCGCAAACCGCTCCTTCCGGCCCTTGCCAAAGTAGAAGCGATCCTCGACGGCGAAGCGGGCGGGAGTGCCGGGGCGGGAGGCTTGCAGACGCGCAGCAACAGCAGGAAACTCACTCTTTGCGCGAGACATCATGCCAGCGGCACTCGCTCCGTGCTTGAGGCCCATCTGATATCCCAACTGAAACCACGGATTAGCCTGCACGCCCTCACGAAAGTTTGGCGTAAGCGAAGTCTGCGAAATCTTCACGCCGCGTTCGTATGCGTCTGCGTCACTTGCCATTCTTCACCTCCACATTCCAGTAGCGTCCCGTCGTGGCGACGGGACTGGTTGCGCTGTAGCCCTTGCTCGCCGCACGGCGACCGAAGTCGCGGGCGAGGTCGGCATCCTCGAACGAAATCACGAGCGTATCGCTGCCAGCCTGCACGGCGCGCCATCCGCCGTCCGGCATCACCTTCGCGGAAAGCAGTTTGCCGAGCATGGGCGACTTGCTCGCCTCTGCGAAGTTGCCTCGGTCGAGGCTGGATGCGTCGAACTTGTCGGGCGAGCCGGGGCGGGACATCTTCGTCAGATACTTATCCGCCACCTGACGAGTTCCACCGTCGTTGTCCCAGTACACGACATATTCGGGGTTGCCATACTGATCGCGCACAGGTCGATCAATGACACCAGTTTTCGGATTCCTTCCTTCGTGGCTAACAACGCGATCTCCCTTCTTGTAGCGGTGTGCGCCCTGTGGCTTCGGCACATACGGCTCGGTTGGATGCCACGCGCCATACTCCGCAAACCGCTCGGGCTGGCCGGGGCGGGAGAATGATGCGCCTCTTTTTGCGTTGTCAATCTGTGTAATAAGCGCATTGATTTCCTGCCGAACGCGAGTCAAGTGCCTTTGCGATCGCTCATCGTTTGGGTTGCGCTTGATGTCTTTCACCAGCAAATCTCGCTGCCTGATCCAGTCCGAGAGTTGCGATTCCATTGCTTTGATGCGCGGAGACTCTGAACCAAACTCCTCCGGCTGCTCGTTCTTGTCCTTCGGAACGCAGTTTGGCACGGTGCGCCCGTCCTTCTGCTTCGTGCCGACAGGCTCGTAGCCCTCCCAACACGCACCCTCAAGGCCAAACCGCTCGGGCTGGCCGGGCTTGCCGAAGTAGAACCGATCCTCTGTCTTGTTGGTCATCGTTTGAATCCGGGGTCGGGGTATAGGCCGCGATCAATGATCTGCTGCCTGCTCGCGTTATACCGAGCCAGCGCCTGTCGATCTAGACTTCCGTCCCGGCTGATCAGACCCATGTCCTCCGCCTCGTCCCGCGTGACAGGCACCAGCGAGCCTCGGCAGTTGAAGCCATTCGGCGGCACCAGACCCTGCATCTTGAACTCGGCCGCGGTGGCGATGTAACCGTTCATCTGCCAATGGAAGCCGGGGTTGCGTGCTTCGCTCTTGCCCTTGTACACGCCGCCCGGGGCGCCGCGGGTTCGCGGATCATGGATCTCGACAAGGCGCAGCAGGGGAGCCCATGTCGCCACCGCCGCGCTGTCCATGGTGTCGGCCGTCGCCTCGTTGAACGCGCTGGCGATGTTCGTGCGGTAGACCGTCTCCATCCGGGCGGTGGTGAGGCCGATCACGCCTTCGATCTGCGCTCTGCGGATGAACCTCGACAGGCTTCCAATCTTCAAACCCTTGGGGATGGCGCTTGTCTCAATCGCTTCAGCCAGCAGGCGTTTGATCCGTTCCGCCTGCTTGAAGGTTGCGCCTTTGATTCGGAACGACCCGGACAGCACTTGCCGAAGGATCTCCAGCCGTTGTGTCATGGCACGGAGTGCCGACTGGTTTTCGGTGATGGCAATATGGGCTGCTAGCGAACGCATCTCCGCTCGAATCCGCAATACCTCGCTGAACGCCAGCGGAACCTTGCGCCTGAACGCCAACACCGCTTCCCAGAACAGCCCGGGCCTGAATGCAAGTTGCGTGCCCACGGCAAAGGTGTCTGGTCGCTTGTCCGGCCAGTCGGACGGCCTGATCTTCAGACCCTGCTTTTGGGCCGCTTGATAGGCGTAGGCGATGCCGGACAACCGGGTCAGCAGAAGCACCTGCGCTAACGACTCCTTGTACCGCTCCCAAGCCTCGGATGCGTCCGTGACATCCCCACGCAACTGGGCGGCAACGGCCAACCGATACCACCGCGCTACCTGCGCGAGTCCGCGCTTGTAGATGCGGTCGAACTCCCTCACTTGCGGCGGCGCTTGCTGGCCTTCTTCTTACCGCCTCGCTTGGAGTGCAATTCGCCACGGCGCTCCATGCTCTTGGCAATCGCAACGGCCTGCTTCTGCGGATAGCCCTCGTCCATCAAGATGCCGATCTTGCGGCTGACTGGATCTTCCGCAGCGGCTTGGGTGTCCTTGCCCTCGGCGCGGTCCAGTTCCTTGACCTTTCGGGCGGCCCATCCCTTGCCCGCGTTCCCGCCCCACAGCAGCCACGCGATGTAGCCTGCCGAGTTCTTGCCCCAGCCCTCGCCCTTCTTGTCCACCTCATGGCGAGCGAAGTAAGAGTGCATCCGGCGCACCGTGGACGGGGAGAGCGTCTTGCGGTTTGACAGGTCGCGGGCGCGGGCCACGCCCACCTCGGTGCCGCCCCTGCCGTGCTTTCGGCGCAGATCCAGACCGCGCTCGGCGGCCTTTGCCATCGCTTCGGTTGGCGTCAAGTCAACATCCGACAGGGCGAATCGAGCCTTGGCAAACGGCGTTTGCTGTTCCCCGTCAGGCGCTTGACCTTCACCATCCTTACCGCCCATGACTGGCAGCAGATCCAACGGACCACCACCGCCACCAAGCCCGGCAAGACCCCCAAGTCCGCCCGCGCCCTCTCCGGCGCCGGCCTGCAGCACGGGCTCATCGTCCTCTGGCTCCGCCAGACCCAGCACCTTGCGGGCTTCGCGCTCGCTCACGCGGCCACCCAACTTGGTGAATGCCTCGATGGACTTCATGTACTCGTCGGGGTTCGGCTTGCTCACGCTGAACGAGAACTGCGGCGGCATCCCGTCGTCGCCGAAGTTCATGCGGTACAGCGGGGTCACCACTTCTCGGGTAAGCGTCTCGGCCAGCGCGTTGGCGATGTAGGTGAGTTGGCGGTTCAGCGTCTGCGCGTGCTGGTCACCGATGGAACTGCCCAGACCGCTGGTCACCGCCTGCGAAGTGCCTGTCTGACCAAGGATCACTTCCTTGATGTTCTCGGTCAGGTACTCGACCATCTTGGCGAAGGCTTCGGCGTTGCCGCCGTTCGGCTCAAGGATCTTCAGGTCATAGCCCGCATCGGTGCCGTCGCCATTCTTTGGGATCAGCACGGACACATCGCCCAGCAGGTTCTGCATGGCCGTTTCCATGTCGGCCTTGGCTGCATCGTTGCCCACCGGGTAGTTGCCCACGCGGATGCCCATGCTGTACCGCTCGATGTAGGTGGCCCAGTTCTGCAGCGCCGCCTGCTTCAGTGACCAGTAGTACCAGACCAGATCCCGCATACCCCGGCCGAGATAGGCATTCTCGGCCTCGTATGGGTCATCGAAATCGACGCCCTGCGGCTGGTAGGTATGCAGCGCAATCGTGCTTCTCTGCTCGTCATCGAGCGGCAGAACGCGCGCATCCCAGCCGATGACCGTGCCGTTGATCTTGTCGGTGTCCGGGGCCGCTCCGCCGATGGTCTGCGTGTAGTAGCGCGGACCGACCTTGAGGCCAAGTTGGCCCAGTTCGGTCATGGTCAGGCTGTCGCCGTGAATGGGCATCCAGTCCCTGATGTAGATCGTCTCGCCGTGCTTGCCGAAGACCATGTTCACGGCGCTGCGCCCATACCACAGAGCGTCCAGCAAGTGACGCATGAGATCCGTGAAGCGGGGCGTGTTCTTCAGCAACTTGTCGATGAACGCGGCCTGCTCGACAGCATCTTCGTCATCCTGCATATCTGCCGGGCATTGCACGGTCCACTCGCTGCACGCCACGGACAACTGCAACATGAGCAGCGGCCCCATGATGTCGGGGTCATAGCGCATCTGCCGCTGGAGTTGCCGATCCTTGCGGAACGCCAGCGAACCTTGCCGCAGGATCTTGTTGACCGACAGGTAGTAGGAGCGTTGCATCTCCACCGGGGTGACAAGCGCCTGAAACACAGGTGCGGCTCGCACCATGTCGGCGCCTTGGGTGGTTGTTGCCTCGCTCGTGTTCTCGTTCATGGGGTGTTTCCGTAGAGCCGCCACAACTTCGGCCGGTTACTGGCGACCGTTGCTGGCTTGGCTTGTGGATCATAACGGCGCGTTCTGCCATGCTCTAGCAGATCCACCACCGCATCCACGGTGTCATCATGCTCCGCAGCAGGGAAAGCGACCATCTCGTCTCGGATTGGCTCCTGCGAAGGTTCGAGCCTGCCGTCCGCTCGGCATCGCAGACGCAGCCGTCCTTGCTCGACCATGGGCTGCGCCTCGCTTGCTCGCACCACCTTGTCCTTCGTCCGGGCCAGCCGCAGGATGGGGATCCGCGTGCTGGTAGCGAGTTGCTGGCAGAGGCCCGCCTGCGGGCCATTTCCCTCCGCGATGATCTGCGAAACCTGTAGACGCTCGCAAGCGTCCACAGCACGGCGCATGAACTCCGGGAAGGTCGCCTGCACGCGCAGGCATTCCAGCACCCAGACATTCGCCTCCCGGTCAATCAGCGCGATGATGCAGACGCTGTAGTCGCCCTTTTCGCCGCGCTTCTCCGTGAAAGCCCAGTCAATGGCCGCTACGATGCGTCCGTTGTTGCGGGCATTCTCCGGCGGATCAACTGGGTAGTACCCGGACTCTAGCCAGTCCGGCCGGAAGATCAGGGCATCGTCCGATACGGGCACCAGTTCGTAGGCGCGGGCAAAGCCCAGCGGGCCCATCTCTCGGCGCTGGCTCTCCAGCACCTCCGGCGTGAACACCTCCGGCCATGGCGACACGGAGCCACGGCAAGGCCGCCAAAACAGGCTGCCATCCTGCTCTCCGGCCCGCTTCCAGTCCGAGGTCAAGTCATCGTTGTGGTAGGGCGTGAAGAGCCGCCAAGTACGCGGCCTGCCCGCGCTGAAGTCCCGCATGGGCAGCCAGTTGTTGCGCCACGCTTCCTTCACCTTATCGCGCTCCGCTGGGATCAGCACCGAGTTTCGGAGGTCGCACACATCGTCCCCGCAGAGGAGGTCGGCACGGCCGCCTGCGCGTCCGAAGATGTTGGCCGCCTGCATCGTGGCATCTCGGTGCAGGGATTGCGACTTGACCACGATCTCGCTGCTGCCATCTGTCGAGGCATCGGGCTTCAGCATCCGCACCTCTGGAAACACGGCCCTGAACACATCGGAGCGCATGATCTGCACCACCATGCGGATCTGCTCCTGCGCCTTGATGACCGTCTGTCCGATGTGCTTGATGCGGATGGCGGGGTTGCGTCCGATCTCCCATGCCTGCCGGATGCCGAGTTGGACGCTCTTGCCGTGGCCTCGGGGCACGCCTACGGCAGCGTCTCCATGCTTGGAAAGGTGCGCTTGTAGATCGGAGTGCAGGCCGGATTGGTTGAAGCCGAGCAATTCGGCGAACACATCCGGGCACTCCCGGGCTGCCGCAATTACGGCATCAGTTTCATCCTGCAGCATCGGGCTTCGGTCCCAGCCTTCGGGCGATGATTTCGCGGGCGCGGGCTTGGATCTCCGGGCTGATCACCACACGCTCGGTCGCCTCGCCATCGTCCAACCTCTCCATCTTGTCGAGGGCGATGGCGGCGTTCACCTTGTCCCGGGCCATGGCGGCCAGTACCTCGGCGGCTCGCAGGCGGTCGCGGGCCGTGGCGGCGTCATTGGCAAGGATGCGAGCGCAGATACCCGGCGCGGCCCGCCATACGGCCTCCGGGATCTCCCACCCCTGCGTCACAGCCCGCTGTAGGAGCCGCAGCGCGGCCCGCTGGCGGTTCGGCGGCTCGTCCAGTACCGGAACGGCCTCCGGCGGCGTGGGCGGCTCCACGGGGGCTATAGCGGGCGGCTTGGACTGAATGCGCTTCCTAGCCACGCTGCGCTTTCTTGCCCGTCAAAGTTTCCCACCGCTTCACGATGACATCGCAATAGGCAGGACTGATTTCCATGCCGTAGCATTTGCGTCCTAGTTGCTCGGCGGCGATCAGGGTCGTGCCGCTTCCGAGGAACGGCTCGACGACGACAGCGCCCAATCGGCTGCTCGACATGATCGCGCGGGCGATCATCTGAACGGGTTTCGGCGTCGCGTGTCCGTGTCGGTCCTCGCCCTTCACGCGCTCGAACGACCAAACGTCCGTCATGTTGTCGTGCGTGTTGTCGAAGTATGACCGCGTTTCATAGAACGCGCGCTTGAGTTCGTCGTGCTCCCGCTTGAGTTCGTCGTGCTCCCGCTTGAACGCGCCGTGCTGCTGCGCTGCTTTTTGAATCGACGCGTAGTGGTCGGCGGTGATGAGCGACCATTGGCTGCGCGTCACCCAATGGCTACCCATTTGCGTTCCGGTGATGCGATTCAGGTCGCGCGGAGTCCATCCGCACCGCTTCATTTCGCCCTCGAGGTACGACCGGATCGGCTCCCACCCGTCCCAGTAGTTGTCTGCGTTGTTGTTGAATCCCTGCTCTCCGAGCATGAAGAACAAGCAACGTTCGGTCGGCTGATACATACGGCGCGATTCCAGCGGAACACCGTTGACGAGCATCGTCGGATTTCCATTCACCTCGCGCTTATCCCATGCGATCTCGTTCCGAATCGTCAGTCGTTCGCTATCTTTCAATCCTCCGACGTACCACCAGCGCCAAAGGTCGGCGGCGTTGCCCCACACGTACGCGCTCGCGTTCTCGACCAAGTGCGGTCGGAATGCGCGCCACCATTCCATTTGAAACGCGTCGAGTTTCGACGCGTACAGGTTGTCGTTCGCGACTCCCTCGGATTCCTTTCCCATGCCGTACGGTGGGTCGGCGTGACACAGTTCCGCGCGCTTGCGATCCATGAGGCGCGCGACGTTCTCGGCCTTCGTGCTGTCTCCGCAAAGCACGCGATGCTCCCCGAGCAGCCACACGTCGCCGGGTTTCGTGATCGGCTCCGCTGGCAACTCGGGCGTCTCGTCCTCCTGCACCTCGACCGTCGCGCCCTCCAACGCCTGAATCTCGGCATCCGTGAATCCCGCAGCCTTTGCTAGTTCCTCGTCCTCAATCTGCAACGCGGCCAACTGCTGCGCCAAGGCTTCCTCGTCCCACTCGGCCAATTCCGCCGTTCGGTTGTCCGCGATGGCGTAGGCGGTCGCCTCGCTGCCCTCCAACTCCGTCCGCACGATGTTGATGTGATCCCACCCCAACGCCTTTGCAGCCATGACCGTGCCGTTCCCGGCGATGATGATGCCCTTGGCGTTGACCAGCACGGGCCGCTGCTGGCCGAACCGCGTCAGGCTCGCCTTGATCGAATCGAGGTTCTTGGCGGGGTGCCGCCGGACATTGGCCGGGTCGAGCGTCAGGGTTTCGATCTTCACGCGCTGCGTCTGCATGGCAGAAATGCTACCGCCCCGACGGAAGCCGGGGCGGCAACACCGAACAGGTCCGTTGCTCGTCAGTCCTTCTTGCCGGGAATCCATCCAGCAATCTTGGAGAGCGGGACAAGGTGTCCAGCAATGTAGCCCACCGCAAGGGCGGCCACGGCTCCCCAAACGCTACCCACCAGACTCTCGATGCTTGCCAGCGTCATCATGCGTCGGTCTCCTTCTGCGGGGATTGTACAGCCGCCTGCGCCTTCCGAACAGCCTCATCGAACACGGGGTCGGCTGCCCGCCGGGCCGCGATGACCTCCCGCAGTCCCTCAGGCTTGGACTCGTCCAGCGCCGCGATGGCCAGTTCGGCCTCCTGCACCTTCCGGCGGGGGATCCAGCCGATGGCGATGCGAATGGCCGTGCCGACGCCCGTGGCATGGACCAGCCAGACCGCAGCAGCCCCCACGGCCGCGATGGCCAGCCACTTCAGCAAGTCAGCCCACCACGGCGTACGGTCGGTCACGCCGGGCAGACTGGCATGGATGGCCTGCGTGCCCTTGCCGATGGCGACGGCCTCCACGGCGATGCTGGCTGCGTCCGCGCAGACCTCGGGCTGGTCAGACTGCTCCCCGATGCGGATCGCCAGCCGATGGATCTCGGCTGCCCGCTCTCCGATGCTGTTGGTCTCGACGGCGATTCGCTCGCTTGCGGAGCAGCCGACGAGGAGCAAGACGGCGCAACAGATCAGGCGTTCCATCGAAGCGCGTTCAAGATCCCTGCCGAAGTCACCGTATAGCCGTCGCTGGTGGCCTTTGTTCCGCTTGGCGGACCACCCGATGAATAACCGCCGGAAAGGTGCTGAGTTGTCGCAGTACCACCACCCTGATAGTAGGTGGTTCCATTTCCGACTCCGGTGATAGCGATGGCGTAGTTCATGATCGACTTCACATCAATCACAGTCATGTCGGGGTTGGACAGCGCCATTGCCTTTGCGGCATCGCGCACAGCCACCAGATTTTCCGCCGCTCCCGACAGGCTGCTGTCGTCGCTGTTGCGCGGCACGCTCACCCACGACACGATTGCAAGATCCCCGCCGGGATATCCAAGCGCAGACCACGCGGCCTTGTAGTAATTCCAAATGTCCTTGTGACAGGCGGTCCAATCCGCGGTCGTTTCGTTTCCGTTGATGCCGCTGTGGACCATGAGCAGAACCCGGCCAGTTCCGCCAGCCAGAATCTGACGCTCGCGCAGTTCTCGAAGATGGTTCTGCAACTGCGTGCTTCCGATGGATGTGATTCGGCTGTCAATGGTCGCGCTGGTGGATCCACTGAAATAGCCGTGGCTCGTCACGGCCCAGCCCTTGCTTCGCTTGTAGATCGAGTGACTGTGAATCGCAACGGGACCAGTCGCCCCAAGCCCAGACCAAGACGAGTTCATGTAGATCCCGTTGGCCGTGAAGGAGTACTCATACGCATTGAATGCGTATGAAGCGTTGTTGGTGCTCTGAACCGATCCGCTTCCCAGCACGGTGCCGGAGGTGTACTCACGCGTTCGTCCTTGGAACTGTCCGCCGGAAGTGGTGAAAGTGCCGTAGCGAACGCGGTGGTAGAGCGTTGTCCCGTTCACATTCAACGGATGCGCGGCGTGCAGTTCGACGGCGTTGTAGTTGTCTGTGTACGAACCGCTTGCAACATAGGCCCACGAATCCTTGTCCGACAGGTACCGCACCCAAGTGCTGCCGGGCGTCCAGTTCGTGTAGTAGGTCGTGCTCGTGGCCGAGTTGCCGTTCGTCAGGTTGCCCGTAGGAGCGGACAGATACGCGGAGGCCAGCCAGCCGCCGTATGCAGCGGTCGTGCCTCGATCCGTCATTGCCGGATAGACCGCCGTGCCGTAGCAGGTCCAGCCGAAGTCCTTCATGGCCTGAGACATCCCGCTGACATACCCCCAAGTGAATGAGGACGCCGACATGGTGTTGCTGTCGCCGATCAGCACGATGTCGAGACTGTCGGTTCCGGCGGCCAAATCGGAAATCATCTGCGAAGCGCGACGGCTTCCCCAGACGATGGGGCCGGATGCCACCGGGTTGTCGGTGTTGAAGAGTTGTCGGGTGCGAATGCTTCGCATGGTTAGATCGTGGACCAGTAGACGCCCACCTTGGGCGTGGTTCCCGTCGCCTTGAACTGGATCGTGAGGTACTGCATTCCCACCGCATCCACCAGCGCCGTAGCCACCTCGGTGTTCGATGCAAGCGCGGTTGCGGGGCTGTACAGGTTCACGGACGGCACCCCAGCCGCTGCGGTGACGCTGCTGAAGTAGTACTCCGTGACGCCGTTGACCGACAGGCTGGGGACGGTTCCGCTGGTGTAGCCGAGCGTCAGATCAGCCAGCACGGTCGGGATGTAGACCTTGGTCCCGCTCGTCTGGATGTACTCGCTCCAACCCACCACGCGCATCCCGACGGCGGTGAAGTTGTTGTTGCTCGCCATCGGCGTCAGACGCACAAGGCTGGGGTACGAGGAGGTCTTCCCGTACAGGAGCGCAACGCTGCCAGTCGTGGACGGCGCGGTGGTCGTTGGCGCGGCGGCCGCGTATCCGGCGGCGCTGGTGAGCGTGATCAGTCCGGTGGTCTGCACCGGAGGCTGTTCCGTGGCGATCATTGCGAGAGCCATTAGGGCTTCCTTTCGAGTCGGTCGATGCGGGTCTGGATAGCGTCGATGCGAGCGCCGAACTCGCGGTCGGTCGCCGACAGGGTGCTGACGGTGCGGGCAAGGTCGGAAGTGATGGTGGCCAATTCGCGGATGCGGTCGCCTTGCGAATCGAGCGTGGCATCTCGGCGTCCGATGGTCAGGAA